CTCACAGACAGTACGTGATAGCGTGTGGGATTGGTACACTTCCACCTTTTATACTCGCCTATCGCCAAAGAGTGGCATTCTACTAGGTATGACGAGATGGCACGAGGATGACTTAGCAGGGCGATTGCTTGAGGAAGCCAAGAAAGGCGGCGACCAATGGCGAGTTGTATCATTCCCTGCCATTGCAGAGGAGGATGAAGAATACCGAAAAGAGGGCGACGCACTGCACCCTGAGCGCTACAACCTTGAACATTTATCCAAGATTAAAAAAGCGGTAGGCACTCAAACATGGAACGCCCTATATCAACAACGACCATCATCAAAAGGCGGTGATATTATCAAGGGCGCATGGTTTAAGCGCTATTCAGTCTTGCCACGCATGAAGCGTATTATCATCACAGCAGACACGGCGCAAAAGACTAAGCAACATAACGACTATTCGGTGTTATTTGTTGCTGGTGTTGGACATGATGGCGGTGTATATGTTTTAGACTTGATTCGAGGTAAATGGGAAGCGCCAGAGCTTGAGCAAAAAGTCTCCGATGTTTGGAATAAATATAAATCGCTTGGGGTTCACAAGGTTTATGTCGAAGATAAGTCAAGCGGAACGAGTTTAATCCAAAATATTCAACGCAAACAAAGAATACCCATCGAGGGCGTTCAGGTTGATACCGACAAATATACCCGCGTTTTAGGTGTTCAGGGTTGCATTGAGTCGGGTTACATTTATTTGCCAAATGATGCAGAATGGATAGAAGATTTTATTAAAGAATGTGAAGCGTTCACCGCTACAGACAGTCACAAACATGACGACCAAGTGGACGCTATGGTGATGGCAATTACTGAGCTTATGGGCGGTGGCGCTTCTATGTTGGATGCTATGTGATGAAAATATTTATTGGAATGCGGAATGTTGCTAAAGGCCTGTTTGTAGACAGGTTAGAAATCAAGACAACTATTGAGACTCGTCAGCAGAGACAAAAGCGGATTAGAGATAAAAGACGCAAGCAACTTGAAGATAGTTTTAATTCCGTTGGTTATGGATACCATGGACAGCAAGGTTGGTTTAAATGACAAAACTTAACGACGGTATTGTGAGCGCCAATAACTCACTGGGGGAGCGGTCGCAAGCCCGAACCTATACGCGCAATCGAAAGCTAAATGATAACTTACTTGCCACGCTTTACGATGACAATTGGATTGTAAAGAAGTTTATTAACGGCATTACTACAGATATGCTGCGAATTGATCGTGAAATCAAGGTGGATTTAGAGTCGGACATCGACAAAAAGATCGAACGTTTTTGTTTGGACTTCGGTGTATTCGATGCGCTAGAGGATTTTCTAAACTGGGGTCGATTGTACGGTGATTCTATCATTCTTGCTGTCACTGAGCGCATGGACGGCACGGATGTCAATATGCAAGGGCATTTAGACTTAGATCAAGAGCGCCTTGTGTCGTTCCTTGTTTTTGACAAGTCGTCATATTTGCCAAGTGCAACGGTAATCGCGGACATTTCAAGCCGTCATTTTGGTGAGCCAGTTTCGTATCAATTAACGATTGGTGACGAGCAAGTGATTCATCATAGCCGTGTGTGTCGCCTTGTGTGCGGTAAAAAAACAGTTAAGAAGAAGCTTAAAGGCGGTCGGCAGTCCTACGGCGTATCGGAAGTCAATTCTATTTGGGATGCGCTTGTGGCTTATGATACTGCTAAAGCGGGCATTAGCGACATGATCGAAGAAGCTAAAACCGATGTGATCAAAATTAAAGATTACAACGTGAAAATGGCTGAGGGTCGAGAAGCTGATTTCGTGAAGCTAGGCGTGTCAATGAAGCTTGTGAAATCGCTTGCTAACATTTTGATGATTGACCAAGACGCAGAATGGGAACAAAAGGAGATGACCTTTACTGGCATCACCGGCGTTCTTGCCGATGCTCGCATTGATGTTTCTGCGTCTACTGGTATTCCATTAATGGAAATGTTTGGACAGGGCGCGGGTGGCTTTGCGTCAGGTGAAGAAGATAAAAAGAACAAGTATGAGATGATTAACGCGCGTCAAGAATCTCAGTTACGTCCCGCTTGGAATTTTATCGACCAGTTCATGATTGATAAATTCAAAGAGGAAGATGAAGCATTCAAGCTTGATTTCTTTGATTATGACTTTCCATCTATTCGCGACCGCAACGAAAAAGAAGAAGCTGAGATTGCCAAGATCATTATTGACTCACTCAAGGTCTTGTATGATATGGATGCAGTTGACGCGGTGCAGGTTGCATCCGATGTTAAGTTAAAAGGGCTGATTGCATCCATTTCCGATGCAGATATTGAAGCATTAAAGGCGGTGATTAATGACCCAGCGTATGAGAAAAATACAGGCGGTTCATTCTTCTAAGCAACTCGAAGTTAAGTACCGCAGGGAGCTAGATGCTTTGCTGCGGTATATGCTCAATATTGCTTTAGATGAATTGCGCGAGCCTGAAAAGATTAACGATGCTTTGCCTGATTACTTCAAAAGTTTAACGGCTAAGATGAATCGCATATTCGATAAACTGGATGCTATTGACTTATCCATGTTCGCTAACCTTATTGCCAGTCGTGTTGTGAATACGGCAAATAACGCGAATAAGGAGCGATTCAACAGGCAGGCGAGTAAGACGTTCGGGATTGACTTAAAAGGCGCTCTAAGCTCAAGCGGTAAGGCTGTGCAAGATCAGTTAGCAATTGACCGTGAGTTAAACGCGAGTTTGATCAAGTCGGTTGCTACCGAGTTTAAACAGCAGATTTCAGAAACCATCATGACGAACGTGCAGTCGGGTAAACGTAGCACTGACTTAATAACGCAGATTAAAGAGCGTTATAGCGTGTCGCAGAGCCGAGCTAAACTAATCGCACGTGACCAGACTTCAAAGCTTAACGGCTCACTAGTTAAGGCTAGGGCGCAGGCGGTGGGGTCTAAGACTTATATTTGGTCGTCCGTTGGTGATGAAAGAACAAGGGAAAGCCACAGGGTTTTAAACGGCATGTTGTGCAAAATGAATGACGACACGGTGTACTCGGACGATAATGGCGAAACGTGGAAAAGCAGACGGTCTATTGGCGCGTTCATCGGCAAGCCCACGGAAGATTATCAATGCAGGTGCGCCATGTTGCCAGTCGTGGAGTTTTGATTTAAATTAAACACGTAGGCAACTACATTTGACGACCCACTGTAACAGGTGGGTTTTTAATGCATAAGAAAAAATGATAAGCATATTAGAATTATTGATTTTACTTAACGTCGTAGCCACGACATAATAACCACATACCAAGCAATAATGCTGATTAGGGGAATAAAATGAAAAAGTTTTTAGTTGATTATATTGGTTCTACTGGTCTTGTTTTTGAGACTTTTGCAACTGAAAGCGAGCTAAAAGAATTATCTTCTGCTGGCCTTGTTGTTCGCTTCCGAAAATTGACAAGCGGTGAAATTATGGAAATTGCTACTTATGGCTTTTAAGGATCGCCGTAAGAAATATGATGGGATGCGTGAAATAAAACGCGCATCCTTTCACAAAGAAAAAGACGCTGACATTATCGCTTACATCAAAGATAAAGAGTTCAGCACATACGTTAAAAAATTGATTCGCGAGGATATGAAGAAATGAAAAAACTAACATACAACGCACTGGCAGGGCTGATTTACGCAGCGCCTATCGTTTGGATTGTTTTATTTGAGGTGGGGAAGTGAGCGAGTTAATTAGCAGGGAGGAAGCGAAGTTGACGTGGGCTAATGGCAAAAAATTGCAAATATCTAACACGATTGTTGGTGAAGATTTTTACGACATGGATGATAGTAATACAACGTTAAATATTTTTGATTTGGATTTTTATCAATTCCGCCTAAAACCACGCACCATCACCATTAATGGCATTGAAGTGCCTGCGCCTTTTGAGCCGAAAGACGGTGATACTGTTTTTGTTTTTGCTAATTTTTTACAACAGGGTTATTTAGAATGTACGTATCCAACTTTTGAGGGTCATGTATTTCAATTCGGAGCATGGCGCACCGAAGAAGAAATCAAACAGGTTGTTTCTGCATTGCGTTCTGTTTTTAAAGGTGGTGTGTGATGAATGCTATTGAGTTTGTTAAAGAATGCGGCATAGATGTTGCTAAAAGAACATTAAATAATGCAATTGGTTTTGGTTGTGCTGAGATTGAGCTTTTTGCTGGTAAATATGTTTTTAGAACTGACGACCTGAAACAAATTATTGATGCTTGGGAATTGGTGGAAAGGTTTGGTGGATTATCTGAGTCTTACAAGTATGTTGATAACAGGGTATTGCCTGAACTAAGTAGAGCCATCAACCTAGTAGAGCAATACCAATGACCAAAATCCTATGCCTATTCGGATTCCATACTTTCGAGTATGAGGAAAATATTTTGACAGGCAAGCGTTACAAAGTTTGTCGGGATTGCGGGGTTAATCGTGAAGCCCGATTTGGATGGTATGGTGGAGTTATGACAGAGCAAGAAATTAAAGATAGAGCGCCCGACGGCTCGACGCATTATAGCACTTATGGCGGGTTTGTGATTTACCATAAATTCCAAGATAAAGGTATATATGTTTGGGACTGCGATCATTGGCGCAGGTTCTCATGCTTTGTTAAAAACCTTAAGCCCTTATAACAGGGCTTTTATGATACAATCAAGCCACGCATTAACATATGCCAAACCCTAGCAGTTTTTTGACGGACACTAGGGTTTTTTATTGTCTGAAAAACTGTATAATCAATTTCATTGATAAGGGCATGATATGAAATTCATAGATAGATTACTCAATAAAACAAAAGACGGATTCGTAAAAGAAAACGTGGTGATTGCGCGTGTCGGGGCTATGGATTATCTAGGCTCAGAGCTTGGCATGGGTTTAAACCCGAACGAATTTTACGCCGTGCATGTAACGCCTGACGAGCTATTCAAAAAAGAAACAATAGAGTCTATCGAGGGCGTGGACGCGACCTATATTCACCCTGATAAATTAGAAATCACTTTAAACGACTGGCGCGGTTTAACTGTAGGCCATGTGCAAAACATTTACCAAGATGGCGATTTCCTAAAAGGCACAATATTCATTAAAGATAAAGATACTATTGCCACTGTTGAGCAAGATGGCATCAAAGAGGTGTCTTTAGGCTATGATAGTGACATCATTGAAAAAGATGGTAAACTTGTTAAGACAAACATTCGAGCTAATCACTTAGCAATCGTTCCAGAGGGGCGTTGCGGGCCAGCTTGTAAAATTGGTGATTCAAAAAAAGGTACACAGACAATGTTTAAGAAAAAAACAAAGCTGTCACTTGCTGATTCAATCGCTTTAAGTTTTGGCGGTAAAACGTCTGGACAAAAAGCTGTTGCTCGTAAGTTTGGTGATATGCGTAAAAAGCTGAATGATGCCAAAGCAAAGCTTGGTGATTCTGCTCGACAAAAGCTTGCTGATTTAGAAGCTGTAATGACTAATCCTGATGCAACGGATGAGCAAAAGACTGCTGCGGTTGAAGCGGTTGCAACTGTATCTGACGACATTGCAAAAGCGATTGAAATCCTAGACGGTGCTGACACTTCTGTAACAGAAGCTGAAAAGGCTGTTGAAGAAATCCCAGTGAACGACGCTGCATTGCCCGAAGGCGTAACGCTTGAAGGTCTTGAAGATGGTGTTAAGCAATATATCGCTGAGCTTGAATCTGAGCGTGATAGCGCTGTAACTCAAGCAGAAGATTTGCAAGGTCAGTTAGATGAAGCAAAAGCTGAAATTGAGTCACTTAAAGCTGAGCTAGATAGCTCGAAAGGTGCAAGCGAAACTGCAACGGCTGTTGCTGATGCTAAAGCACGTTTCCCGAAAATCAAGATCGGTGATTCTGTTAAGTCTGCGCGTGATGTTCAAGCGCAAGTTTTAATTGCTAAGGGCGTTTACAATGATGCTCAAGTTAAAACATTAACAGACTGCGCGATTGGTTCGGCATATCAAACCTTAGTAGTTCGTGATTCAAAAGCCGCGCCTACATTCGGTAAAAAACTTGTTGATTCTAAAGGCAACCAAGTAAACCGTGCTTCTCAATTAGGGGGTAAAAAGTAATGGGTTATAACTTTAACAATTGGGATTCTGATGCACGCGGCACGCTGTTTGCAGGTCAGATTCGCCGTGGTTCTCAATCTACGTCTAAAGCGTGGGCAGAAGAAAACTTAACTGCTACAGATTTAGCGGTTGGTACATTCGTAACCATGAATGCTGGCGGTGGTGTAAAAGCTGTTTCAGCAACTACAGACATTATTCACGGTCTAATTTTGGCAGACATTTACGGTCAAACCGCACCAAATGACAAGATTTTGAACATTGCTCATTGTAGCCACGGTGACGAGTTTGTGGCGGTCGCGGTTGATGGTCAGACTTTCGCACGCGGTGACGCAATCAATATTGTGGCTACTGGCGTGAATGCGGGCAAAATTACAAAGGCTGCGGGTATCGCAACAGCATACATTGCAACATACGTTAGCGGTCAATTGGTGGCGTTTACGCGTCGTGAAGTGCCTGCACCTGTAGCGCCATAAGGAGAGTCTAAAAGATGGCTATTGAAGATTTAGTAACAAGCGAAGTAATTGCCGAAGCCCTCACGGAAGCTGACGTAACGCTACAGGAACGCGAATATCCTGAAATTAACATTCGTGAAGCGATTCCAGTATCGGACACGCTTGAGAAAGGCTTAGAGTATTCTAAGTTTGGTATCGTCGGAACTCGTGGCTCGCTTGATGACGGCTTGATTGGTAACAAGACAAGCTCATTGATTGAGGTCGGCACGGAAATCGAATGGAAAAAAGCACCTGCCGAAGATTGGGCAAAAATGGCAGAGTGGAACGTGGTCGAAGTTGAAAAGGCTGCACGCTTCGGTGTTGCGCTTGATACTGCACGTTTAGACACTGTTTATCAGAATGCTTTGGCTACCATTCAAAAGGCTGGCTATCGCGGTCATAAGCAATCTAAGAACATGGAAGGCTTATTGACAAGTGCAAGCGTTGAACAAGTTACCCCAGCGGTAAATAAAGACCTTAACGCAATGACTGCGGATGAAGTTGTAACTTTCATTCTAAGCGCGTATGACAAGGCTTATGCCAAGTCGGGCTACACTGTAATGCCTAACAAGATTGCAATCGATTCACGCGATCTTATGATCATTATGGGCAAGTTCTCTACCAGTGTTGTTGTTGGTATTGATGGTATGCCATTCAGCGCATTAGACAAGATCACGGCGGCACTTCGCAAAGCATCGGGTAATGATACGTTCTCAGTTGATTTCGTGAAAGTTCCAATGCAGTTCGCGCAAAAAGTGAAGAATGCAACGACTAGCCGTTTAGTTGTTTACTCTTACAACGAAGCGTATGTTGACATGGAGGTGATGATGCCTGAAATGATCACTGAGATTTCACACGGCTTATTGACGTTCCAAGCGGGTTATCGTTCACGCTTTACTGGCGCACGCTGGAAAGAGCCAGAGTCGGCTGTTTATGTCGATTATCCAATTACTCCAACGACCTGATTTTAGGTTGAAAAATAGCACTCTTCGGAGTGCTTTTTTTATACTATCTTGTGCCACTTAGCCCTTTTCTCTTTAATACTATATATAGT